GGGCATAACACCTCCAGTATAACAAAGTCCTGCGAACAGTGCGGCAAGCATTTTGGTATGGGCTACAGAAAGCCAGGCGAGTTTGCCGTAAGCCGTTACTGCTCGCGGGAGTGCTCCAACAAGGCAAGGCGAAACACCTTTGAGCATTTGATGGAGCGTGTGGAACCGAATCCGGTCACGGGGTGTCATGTCTGGCTCGGATCAAAGCTGCGAGATCGCGGATACGGGCAAAGCAGGCTCCATGACCGGAACGTTCTGGTTCACAAGGCTGTATGGGAACACCTCAACGGCCCGGTTCCGGATGGTCTTCAACTCGATCACCTGTGCGGCAACAAGCTTTGCTGCAACGTAGAGCATTTGCGTGTTGTCACCGCTCGGGAGAATTCGCTGGCTCCAACGAGCAACAGCATGGGCGCGCGCAATTCGCGGCGCCTGAACTGTCCGAAGTGCGGCGGCGAGTATAGCAAGTTCGCCAATGGGGTCCGCTACTGCCCAGTCTGCCGTCACACCACGATGATGGCTTATCAGCGGTGGAGACGGGCTGAGAAGAAAGCAGGCCGACCCGGCCTCAGACGTGATTACAAGGAGTAATCAATGGATATTGGAGCGTACAATTTTTCTGGTTATCCGAAGTGGATGTATCACGCGACAGAACTCCCTAAGTCGGTGCAGAACCCGGTGGAGGAAGAGGCGCTCGTAACTGAAGGGTGGAGCGCCACCTACATCGTGCATGCCTATCCGAAGTGCATGTTCTCGACTGACGGGCAGATAAAGAACGTCGCTACTCCCGAAGAGGAAGCGGCACTCGGCGCCGGCTGGAGCGATACGCCACCCGCCACGCCGGATGTCCCTCCGGTCACCCTCAATCCCACCAGTGCCTCTCTGCCAGCCACCGCGGGGACCGGGACGTTCACGGTCACCATCACCGGAGCGGGAACTTCCAATACCTGGACGGTGGTCCCGGATGCCGCGGCCACATGGCTCAGCATCACGGCACCCATGTCACCGCAGAGCGTTAACGGGCCGGTGAATTATGCGGTCACGGAGAATACCGACGTGGCCCGTACTGCCGGGGTCTACGTGAATGGCAAGACATTCACTATCGATCAGGAAGGAACCGGGGCGGCGACGATGAGCAGGTCAAGGAAGAACCACTAGAATCAAAAGGGGCCGGTTGTGCGGCCCCTCGCTTTAAGGATTAACGGACTCTCGCCCGCACCCTGATTGCAATCATTACCGCAAATGCGATAATGCGCGTAACGCCTCTTCGCGGCATTCGTGTCCTGAAGAGGGTAACCCGCAATAATGATTTTGACTACTACGGTGAGTCTCATAGAGATCACCACCTCAGCCCTGATGAGATTCGGGGAGCCCGGAAAGCCCATTTCTGGAACTCCCCAATCAGGACCTCTGCAGCAGTCCCTTAGCAACACTCCCCGTAATCAAAGCTGAATTACCAGCATAGCGGGTAACCCAATTTAGGAACGACGTTCCCCTGGGTGGCGTTACGCGCAAAGCATCTCCCGCTGACAGCACATCTGTCCACCCAAACAGGTACTAATACCCATGCCGATCTCTGTGCAGGATCTGATAAACAGCACGCTGCGCCTGATCCGCGTGCTCGATTCCGGCGAGACACCCACCGCGACCGAATCGAACGACGCACTGGCGGCGCTCAACCAGATACTGTCGCTCTGGTCCGCGGAGCGGCTCATGGTCTACGCCATCCGCAAGGAAAGCTTTGCGCTGACGGCCGCCTCGAGTTACACCATGGGCCCGGGCGGCCAGTTCGTCACGCAGCGGCCGACTGCGGTAACGGCGGTGCGGGTTTCGAGCGGCAATACCGGGCGGGGCCTGCAACTGGTGGATGCCGCCCGCTGGGCTTCCATCATGGAGCGGGGCGGCGCCATCAACCTGCCGATGAAGGCTCATGTGGTGTACGGGTTCCCGCTGGCCACCGTCAGCCTCTGGCCGGTGCCGCTGGCCGGCGTGGCGGTCGAACTCTACGTCACGCAGGAGTTCACCACCTTCCCGTCGCTCGAGACTCCCGATGCGCCACAGGGGCCGATGCACAGTTTTATGCCGGAAAAACTGGCCTACGCGCTCGCGGCCAATACTTCCACCTTCACGGTGGGACCGGGCGGGCAGCTCGCGGCGACACGCCCGGCACGCTGCCAGAGCATTGCAGTGTCCTCCGGAGGATTCCGGCGCAGTGTGGATCTCGTCTCTTCCGCGGAATGGGCCACCCTGATCGAGCCTGCCGGTGCCCCCATCAGTCTGCCGCTCGAGTGCTATGTCGAATATGCGTATCCCCTCGCCACCGTCAACCTCTGGCCCGTGCCCGGCGCGGGAACCTCGATAGAGATTCATTCACTGCAGCAGTTCACCGCGTTTGCCTCGCTCGCCGCGACGGTTGACCTGCCCCCCGGCTACGAACAGGCGCTGCGCATGGCGCTGGCCGGCGTGCTGGCCCCCGAATACGGCTCGGCCATGCCGCCCGAATATGCGGCGGCGGCGGCGGAAGCAAAGAACTCCATTGCAGCCCTGAATGCGGCCGTCAGCGGAACTCCGGGTGCAAGCACAACAGCACCACAGGCGGCCGTGCCCGCGGCCGCCCCCGCAGTTGCGTAAAAACACGAAAGGTATCCACAGTACATGTCCACCACAGTGAACGGCGATCCGTGTGTCTCGCTGATGCAGGGCACGCTCGTGCGGCCCGTGGCGCGGTTTCCCTCGGGCATCGCGACGGATGAGTCGCTGAAGGTAGCCGCCAACCGGGTGCAGGCCACACTGGTCTCCTCCATCGGTTCGGGAGACACGCTGCTCACGGTCGGTGACGCCTCGCGGCTGGTGCCGGATATGCTGCTCTCCATCGACAGCGAGATCGTCAGTGTTACCTCCATCGCCGGCAACGTCCTCACAGTCATCCGCGGCTTCGACGGCACGTTTCCCGCCTCGCATGCTTCCGGGCGCATCCTGAGCGCCGAGATCGACGCCTGGCACCACAACGTGCTGGCTGCCGAAGTACAGGCCATCGAGCAGGCGCTGGGGCCGAACCTCTCCCATCTGCCGTCTTCCCCGTTTGTTCTGTCCACTTACTTCCGCTTTGCCCAGGCGCCGGGCGGCAGCCTCACCCCGGGCATGAATGCGGTCACACTGACGCCGGTTCCCGGGGGTGTCAACGGCACGGATCAGAACCACTGGCTCTGGATTTCAGGCGGGACGGGAACCCCGGAAGCGGTTCTCATCGCAGGCGGCACCGCGGTGTCGGGACAGGCCGGCGGGACTGTTTTCGTGAACTGCGCCGGGGCTCACTCGGGCGCCTGGACTATCGGGACAGCGACATCAGGGATTCAGGAAGCCGTGCAGTCTCTCCCCGGTTCCGGCAAGGTGTGGGTGCCGGCGGGAGATCACGATATGTATGCCGGGGTGAATGTCCCGGTGACGTATTCGGGTGTATATATCGAGGGCTTCGGGGAGCCGGTGACCCGGCTGAATGTCGCGGCAAACGCGAATAACTCCTCGGCGGGGTTCTTCGTCTGGGGCGGATTCTCCTACAATACCGGGGGCATCCGCAGCCTGTCCATTAATTTCATCCAGCCGGACTCGGCGGTGCCCGGCGATTACACCCAGTGGAAGCCGGCCATCCGCTTCGCCAACGGGGGCGGGCTGAAGATTCAGGACGTGCTGATACAGTGCGCATACGACGGCGTGTATGCCACGGGATGCAACGGAATGGATATCTCGAACCTGCGGGTCTCGAGCATCAGCCATTCCGTGTGGATAGATTTCTCCGCCGATTCAGTCAAGATTCGCGGTCTGCATGTGTACGCCGCCTATGGTCTCACCGCCAGCCAGGCGGATATCATGTCCCGGTACAATTACGGGCTCGCGGTCGGCCAGGTGGATGATCTGCAGGTCAGCGAATACACGGCCGGTACGTATGTGCCGCTCTTTTGCTACACCTCCACGCAGACAGGCGGCAACACGTTCGGGAACCTGACCAACTGCAACTTCGACACCTATGGCGGTGTCCTGATGCAGGACGGGATTATACAAATATCCAATTCGCAGTTCTCCCCTACAGGGGATTGCCGCGCCGTCTACCAGTCCGGAGGTGTGCTGAAACTGGACGCCATCCGGATGTTCAACATGTCGTCTCATGCGGCGGTTGAGGCGGCGTTTTCGGTGCGCATGAAGCGCGGCGGCACGGTCATCGATTGTGACGCCACGCTGTCCATTGAGAACTCGTGGATCTACAACCACACGGACTGGTGGTTTATCACTTCAGGGATAGCCGGCGGCTACACCGGAAATGCCAATACGGTGATCGTCAACAATCAGTTTGAGCGGCCGCCCAACACCGCGTACGCCCACCCGGGGATTACTGTGCAGGATGGGGCGGGAACCACGAACCGGGCGACTGTCACGGGGAACCGCATGACCCAGGCGGGCACGGGCTCGGGAATCTGGCTGGCGCTGGGATCGGATGTGGCGCATGTGGTGGCCGGGAACGTGGCTCCGGGGCTGACCTGGTTCCTGCCGGGTACCCTGCAGAAAGCGCGGGTCGATTTCGCAGTGACCACGCTCGCCGTCACTTCCGCCGCCACCATTACTCCCAGCGGCCCGCTGTTTCATGTGACGGGCACGGCCGCGATCAGCAACATCACCACGCCGGCTGACTTTCCTTACACGTCGTTCGCGATTATCCCGGACGGCGCCTTTACTCTCGTGGCCTCGGCGAGTATCGGGAAGGCCGCCACCGCCGTAGTGGGGCGGACCCTGACCATGACCCGGGACACGAGCGCCGGCAGTGTCTGGTATCCGAGTTACACGTAAACATTTATGGCACAGTTCAATACGACCCTGTGGAACCAGTCGCTCTGGAACGGAGGGAGCAGCAGCGGCGTTATCAGCGGCGTCACCGCGCAGCGGCTGATCTATGACGCTTACCGGGCTCTCGGTGTTCTGCGTCCCGGACAGGGCACCAGCCCCGAGGGGCACGAGGACGCCTTCGGCCTGCTCAACGACATGGTCGATTCCTGGAATACCGAATCGCTCATGATTCCCTCGCTGCGCCGTGATGTGTACCCGCTGACCGCAGGCGTCGGCAGTTATACGCTGGGTCCCGGCGGCACGCTCGCGGGCGACCGGCCGCAGAAGGCCGGAAGTGCAGCTCTCGTGACGTGCGGCTGCGGCTGCGGGTGTTCGGGCGGGGGATGCTCGCAACTGAACCTGCTCTCCGGGTGGTCGGACTGCAGTTGCAATTCCGGCATATACATCGACAACGCTTACCCGGACGTGCATGTCCATATCAGTCCCGCTCCGCTCGCGGGCCAGTCGCTGGCATTGCAGAGCTGGCAGACGCTCACAGGGTTCGCGGACCTCACCACCACATACGGATTCCCTCCCGGCTACGCTTTGGCCCTGCGCTGGAACCTGGCGCTGCAACTCGCACCGGCAGCTTTGATCATGATGAAGATTCCGCAGAACCTGCTGCAGGTGATCGAACAGCGTGCCGTCGAATCGAAAGCCGCAGTCAAGAGCTTTCACTCGAGTCCTCCTCCCGTGATGCGGATGCCTGCCGGGCTCGAATGCTGCGGCGGTTATGACATTTATACGGACTGCTAGTAAACAACCGCCAGCTAAAGCAGGCGGCTTTTAACTGAACCATGCGATACATTGCACAACTCGCTAAGTACGGGCGGTTTACGAGCGCCCCTGCCGATATTCACGGCAGCGTTGGTATCGGCATTAGCTTCGTGATTGCACGAGCGACACCGAAACTTGTCCTGGCTTCGACGGTTCTCTTTGGCGCAGTGACCGCACTCAGCGCAGGTACGGCTGGTATTGCGCGGATCGACAGTCACGAGGAGCACTCCGGCCAGCCTGGCCTTGTACTCAAGGAAAAGGCGCAACTGCGAGAAAGCCCAGGAATGCAGAACTGCGCGTTGCTTCCGCAGGGCCGTGACCCGTCCGCGAATGCCGTTGAGGTCTTCAACGGCAATGCCGCGTTCGGTGCGTTCAGCTTTGGCAACGATCTGCTTGCTAATGCAGTGGTTGACGTGCGTGGCGAAGCGCCGCTCTTTTCCGGCCAGCTTCTTCAGCCGCCGCTTCGCCGCACGGGTCTGTTTCTTTTGAAGTTTCGTCCGCAGCCTGCGGTGACGATGGCGCACCGACTTGATCTGCGAACCGGAGTGGCGCTTACCATCCGAATCGCTGGCAATATTAGCGACACCAAGATCGACACCGAGAAAGTCTGCTGGCTGAACGGGGGCGCGGTCAGGCAGGTCCACCGTGCAATAGAGATACAACCTGCCTTTGCGGTAGACCAGATCGGCCTGACCTTTGATCCGGTCAAATCGCTGCTTCTGGTATTCGCCATAGACCAGCGGGACGATCACTCGCTTTTCCGGCAACGCCCACAGGCTGACGCGGTCCAGTCCCTTGAAGCCCATAATGCGTTCGTCGTAAGTGATGGCGCTGTGTTTCCTGAACACCGGACATTTCGTTTTGTCCCGCGAGAAGCATTCAACAGCTTTACCTATCGCCCTGACGGCCATCTGTGCCGACAAGCCGTAGCGGCTGCGAATTTCCGCGTAGGCCAGCTTGTGGACCGAAGGCTGGCTGAAGACTTTAGCTTTAAATCCACACTGAGCCGCGAAGGTAGCGGCTTCATTGACTCGCTCCATAGTGGCAAGCAGCCGCTGGCGCTGTTCGGCGTCAGGCAGAATTTGCAACTGGAGCGTGAGCTTCACTATTACGGAGTATATCACTCCTTAGAACGGGAGGGCGCGATTCCTCTGCCAGCTAAAGCAGGCAGTCTCCTCGCGCAAAATCTATGAGTAACTGCGTACCGATCCCCGGACCACCGGGACCACCGGGACCGACCGGGGCACAGGGGATTCCCGGCACACCCGGCGGCCCTCCGGGACCTCCAGGACCTCCGGGGGCGGACAGCACGGTACCGGGGCCTGCCGGTGCGGCAGGACCACAGGGGCCGCCGATGGCGGTGCAGGACGAAGGCACGCCGCTCGCGGCGCGGCCCACGCTGAGTTTTGTCGGCGCGGGCGTCGTTGCAACGGACGATTCGGCGGGCAACCGTACGGTAGTCACGATCCCGTCGGGCGGTCATATTATTACGGACGGGCTCGTCGCTCTCCCCGCTCGCGGCAAGTTGTCATTCGCGGGCGAGGGCGTCACGGCGACGGACGACGCGGGCAATGACCGCACGGTCGTCACGGTTCCGTACTCGGGGCATGTCATCGCGGATGAGACGACGCCGCTGGCATCGCGGGTGATCCTCGCATTCGAGGGCGGCGGTGTCACGGCGTCGGATGATTCGGCGAACAACCGAACGGTGATTACTGTGCCGGGTGTGATGGTCAGCGGCGTCGGCGTGTCGACCATGACGGTGGCGGATTTCGACACTGAGACATCGAACGGAACGGCGAACCCTGCGGGTCGCGGCATGGTGTATTTCGCGGATGCGCCACATTTGACGCCGGGATTCTGGAACGGCACGGGATGGGATTACTGGTGCCGCGGATTCAAACACACGCGCGTACCGCTGACCGGGTGGACATCGGAGAATCTCGGCAGCTCCACCGTTGTTTCGGCCAGCGGATACGACAAGATGATCAACGGCGGCGCTGGTGACCTGAGAGTCCGCTACCGCACCGTACCGGCCCGGCCTTACGTGATCTCGGCGGTGCTCGGTTATCACTGGCCGGGTTTTGCCGCGCATCAGCGGCTGGTAATGGGATTCCGGCAATCCTCCACGGGCAAGATCGTGCTGCTGATCATGGGCCGCACTAATTCCGACCTCAAATTCTGGGCGGTGTCGAAATACAACACCATCGGCAGCTTCAACGGCGATTACGTCGTCATGTCAAATGTCGGGGCCGAGCGGCTGATGACGACCGGCGATGCGCTCTGGCAAATCGAGGATGACAACACCAGTCTGTACTACCGCTATTCCTCCGACAGCGGCGCGACCTGGACGACGCTTGCCTCGCATCCGCGGGGCGACTTTATGACGGGGGGGCCGGACCAGTGGTGCTATGGCATCCATACGACATGGACGGACGCATTGTCCTCCACGCTGCTGGCAGTGCGTATCGGGTAGAGATATGGGGATAACCGCAATGACAATCCGTTTCGTCTTGATGCTCGCGGCGATTATGTACTAACCTTATGCCTGTCCAGCCATTTGGTTTGTGCGGCCCGACGTTCAGCACCCGCAACCCGGTGAACAACGCCGAGTCCTGCCGCAACTGGTATCCCAATATCGACGCCTCGGGCGATGCCAAGTCGAAAGTCTGCCTGCGGCCGGTGCCGGGGCTGAGTACGTTCGCCACCGTCACAGGGGCAGGGAGTCCCCCCATCCGCGGTCTGTGGAGCGGGGACCAGCGGCTCTTTGCCGTCTCGGGCGGCGAGGTGTTCGAGTTCTCCTCCTCCGGCGTTGCGACGAAGCAGGGCGACGTGCTTTCCGCCGTGACCCCGGTACAGTTCGCAGGTACCGGAGAGAGCCTGCTCATCGCCTCGGGAGACTCGGTGTGGCGGGTCACAGGCGGCACCGGAACGAAGGTATACGACGGCGCCATCAGCGTGGTCTGGCTCGACGGCTACGCCGTTATCCTGCTCAAGGGAGTGGCCCCGGACTTCGACGAGGCCAACTTCATGCGCTCCTCGCAACTGGGCTCGGACGGCGCCATCTTCGACGGAGCGGACACGCAGCATATGACCGGCCCCGCGGACCGGGGCACGCAGCTGCGGGTCCACGAAGGGAACCTCTGGGTGTTCGGGTCGCGCACCATTCAGGTGTGGTTCCACTCCGGCGCCGAGGGCTTCCCTTTTGAGCCGGTAAAAGGGGCCTCGCTCGATGTCGGCACCGATTACCCGTGGACGATTGCGGAGGTGGACCGGAAGATGTACTTCCTCGGCTTCGACGGCACCGGCAAGGGCCGGGTGTACCGCACCGAGGGCTATACGCCAATCCCCGTCTCGAATGAAGCCATCGAGTATCTGATCGACACGTACATGCGGGCGGGCTTCGACCAGATGCTCACCGGCTACGGCTACGAGGAGGACGGCCACACGTTCTATGTGCTCTCCTTCCCCAAAGCCAAAGCCTGCCTCGTGTACGACCTGGTAACGAACATGTGGCACGAGCGGGCACGCTGGGACGGGACGCAGTGGCAGCAGTGGCGGGGCGCCGGCTATCACGCAACAGCCTTCGGACGGCACTTCGTCGCCCGGGCCACGGAGGCTCCGTTCCTGCTGGGGGACGAACGCACCATTTACGAGCAGGACATCACCTTCGGCGCCGACGCCGGGCTGGATATCAGACGCCAGCGGACGGCGCCGTGGATACCGGCGGAGCAGCAGTGGCTCTTCCATCACTATCTGCGCCTCTACACCGACGCCACCACCCCGGTATCCCTGCGCTACCAGAAGGACGACGGTACCTGGAGCAATACCCAGGCAGTCACGCCTTTTAAGCACGAGGCGAAATACCGCCGGCTGGGGCGGGGCAGAGACCGCTATTACGAGGTCACTGTCACCGACAAGAACCGGCCCATGATCACCGAGGCGTGGCTGCACGCTTCCACGGGGCTGCAGAGATAAACAACCGTGCTTACCAACGCCATACCGGCCCAGCCGCTCCCCCTGCAGCAGCGGGTAGTGGACTCGAGACAACTGCTGACGGTTCCGTGGGCCGGGCTGCTGCGGGTGGTTCTGGGGGAGACGGCGGTCGTCACCTATGCCGAGGGGACGCACGCGGAACGGCTCGCCGT